GCAGAAGGATCTGCTGTGGCATTTACGCCGCTTGCAAAATTAACCGCGTCCAAAAACTTGGCAAGCGTTCTGATGCGAGTAACCTTGGCGCCTTCTAGCCCTGCTGGCAGTGTTGCGATAAGGCCAGATACAACGTTAAAAAGGTTGCTGACGGCAAGTGTCGGCCTAGGCAAAGAGCCTTTACCGTCATACGCAAAACCCTCTGCTTTAAGCGGCAAAGGGATGTAACTTTCACCGTCAAAGACAATAGGAGCGCTTGTGCCCTCTTGCGTTCCAGTGTGGAAGTAATACGTGATGTCGGCACCGTGTTGAGCAGCGTTTAGCTCAAGCTGGAATAATTCAATGATTGCAGAAGGCGATGCCGACTGCAGCTCACTGAAAATTAGCTCAAATTCGTCACCGACAACGTAGCCGGTTCCTTGGTAGTAACCGACTAGGGCATAACGCATGATCAGTCGTGTCGCGCTTGGACTAGAGCAAAGCCAATTACAATGGCCTGGTTCTCAAGGGCGCTTGACGTGATGTTTCTGACGTAAATTGTTGCCGAGCCATCGGCGCACTTTGCATTCAAAAGATAAGAGCCGATATCGCCCACGTCAATATGATTCAAGATCAAAACGTCTCCTTCTTCTATCGTGTTATTTGTAAGGGTAAAACTAACGGTTGTGTCAGCGGCTAGGTCTGCGCTGTGCATTGTAATTTTGCCGCATTTGTTGTTCAAAACGACGGTTGTGCTTTTGCTTGTTCCTTGAATAACCGCGCCACCATCACCAGCAGTCGTGTAACCAGCCTTGTCTGCGTCAAGGTTGGTGAAGTTGGCATCCATCTCCGTGTGGGTCAGCGGGCTGCCTTTGCCACTGCGGGTAACGATCGTCGCCATGGTGGATTACTCGAAGACTTGACGGAATGATGCCTGAATTGTAGCGCGACCTGTATAAGGCACACTTTTTGCCCAAGACTCACACACCCACTTGTAAGCAGTCGTCTCGTCTAAAGGCGTCCAATCAAAGCTTTCCGCGCCATTACGGGCATCTAGGAAGTCTTCAATGGTGTCGGAGTCTGCTTCCGAAATGTTGCTCCATTCCAGAGACCAAACTTTTGGATTTTGATTCAATCCGAAAGTTAGCCGCTTCTCGTAGCCATCGCCAAACTTGACAACCCTTGTGTTTGGCTGGCTTTGCTTTTGCGAGCCGTAGCTTGGATTAGGCGCCGCAGGACTTGTTGTAGGACCAGGGAAAGTAGCCATTAGCGTGCCAATATGCCTCCGGGTCGCTGCTGCTTCCGCAATTCAGTTTGCACAGCCAAGCCGATAGCCTTGCCAAGCTGCGCTGCGTTTTGGCCGTCGCCTTGCACAGAAGAACCAGAAGCGTCAACGTTTACAGTTACGTTAGCGCCTCCCATTGCGTTGTTTGGTGCGATGCTGCCGCTACGGCCAGGCGTAAACAGCTCAGGGCCACGTTCACCCACAAGGTATGACGTGCCACCTTTAACGGTGCCGCCAGAGGCTCTGCCACCGCCAAAAAGCTTGGTAAAAATGTTGTTTGGATCGCCACCGCCAAGGCCGCCCAAGAACGTTTGCAGGCCGAATTTCAGCATGATATTGGCAAGGCTTCTCAACGTGTCAGAAGCGACTTCAGCAAGCGACTTTGTGCCGTCCACTGCAGCTGTTAACGAATCAACGATGCCGGTCTGGATTGAATCGCCAATTGCACCATAAAGCTGATCCATTTCAGCAGCAGCGGCCTTTTGTGCTTCTTGCAATTCTTTTTGCTTTTCAATCTGCTCAGTAATTAGCTGATTTGCTTCAACTAATTTGAAAGCCTCCGAAAAAGGAACACCACTTCTCACTAATTCATTGATTGAACGAGTAGTGTCGGCAAATTCTTTACCTTTGTCTAGCTCAAGCTGTAACAGCTCATTTTCAATCCGCCTGTCTTCAATTATTGCCTTAACATTGTCGGCCTGTTGAATGGCTTCAAATGTCAAACTGCGCTCAAGCTCTAAGCGCTTTTCTGCTGCTTTTTCTGCTTCAGTTTTGCCGGTGCCCGTGCGGCCACCACGGCTTTCTTTCTTGCCATTACCCGTGCTTATAGGAATTTGGGGCTTTCGTTTTGCATCTGCCGCTGCGCGATCTTCAGGCGTTGCAAATCTTGCGCGATCATACATCGATTGAAGCGTGGCGAGACGAGTGTCAAGTTGCAGCATTGCCGCCTTTGCGATGTCATCCTGAGCTGTAAGCAAAGGAAACTTAACACTCTTAAATTCGTCTTCGCGACGTTTGAATTCAGCACGGTTCTCCTTCATCAGCTTTTCAATTTCAGCTTTAGACAAAGCAGAACCGCCCACTTCAGCCGCGAATCCTTTTGTGGTGCTTTTTGCAATTCTGTTCATTCGTGCTTCAACTTCAGCCAATTTCCCCAAACCATTAACAATGATGTCAATACCAATCGTGATGAGACCAATTCTTGCAAGCGCGAACAAAGTGTTTTTCGCCAGCAATAGCTTCGGATTCGCCACGCCAGCCGCATTGCCTGCAGTCGTCATTCCAGCAGCCGTTGCGCCAAGCGTCGCCGTAATACCAGCACGCAAAGCAATTATTGCCTGCATCGCTTTTTGCACCAAAAACAACTTGGTCGCAAACGTAGCCGCTACGCCAATTGATCGCTTTACAGGATCAGGCAAATCACTAATTGCGCGAATAAGATTTGTCGCGTTTTTCGCCAAATTAATAACAGTTGGCAAAAGAAAATTGCCAATTTCTTCTTGTAAATCTCTTGTTACTTCTCCAAGCGTGTCCATTGCACCCGCAATGCCAGCCTCTCCTGCCGCAATAGCTGCGCCTCCATACTGCTTTTCAAGCTCCTTCAACACTAAATTTTGAGCTTCAAGAATTCGCCCGGATTCTTGCAGTGCTTTAATTTGCTCTTTTTGCTGCTCAGTAAAAACAGTTCCGCTCCTTGCAAGCGCAGTGACCTGCTTGGCTGGGTCTTCTAAGGCTTTGGCTAGTTGCAGCATTGAACTGCGGACATCTTGACCTGTAACTTGAGCTACATCGGCAGCAGCTTTTGCCACGCGCTCATAAGAATTGACGCCGATTCTTTGGAAAGACGTAAGCAGTGTGAAAGCTTGCGTAAAATCTTCTTCATCAAAAAGAGTAGCCTTTCCTAGTCGATCAGCAGCTTCAACTAACTTTTGCACACTTGCTTCCTGCAGGCCAAGCTTCTTGATGCCATTCGCTAATGTTGCGACCTGCGTTTGCCGACTTCCGGCAACTTTCAAGGTGCTGTTCAGAACATTGAATGCGGCATACAGACCCACAACCGAACTGGCAGTTGCCCTAAAGGCAACACCCATCCTCTGAATATTGCCAGTTGCGCTGACCGCCGCCCTGTCAAGTTTTTTAGCTTCCTTTGAAGTGCGCTGTAATTGACTGACAGCATTGTTGGCGTTAACCCTAAGTTCAACGTTGGATACTGCCACGGCGCCTGCTGCAATACGTTCAGTTTATCGATGACCACGCTTCGCACGGTCCATCGCTTCCTTTTCGCGTTCGCCTTTCAGCTCATAATACGCGGCAAAGTGAATGAACTCCGCATCGGTCAATTCCGTGCGGAGTTTGCTCACTGTCATACCAAGCTCGCAGGCTAGATAGAACTCAAAAAAGAGCCAACTATCCTGCGTCAGTCGTTTTTTGCTTCCTTCAGGTCTTCGTCACCGCCAAGACCAAACAAAAACAGCTCAACTTCATTCAGCACAGACTCAGGCAATTGACGCTGAAGCTTAGGCGCGTCAGCCATCGCAAAAGCCTTTTCACCGTTTTGCAGTTCTGCCATTTGACAGAGCATGTAGGTGCTGATGTCTAAAGCCTCTTCACTTTGCGCCATCGCCTGCGCTTTCTTGCGATCGGCTCGTGTAATCGGCTTAAAGTACAAATCCACCACGGTCTCACCCGCGGCGTTTTTCAGTTCAAACTTTCGACGCTGGTTAAGGTCAAACGCCTCAACCAGCAGATCGACAGTGCGGTTTTTGGGGGCTGGCATTCAACAACAGAACATGATGCCCTGAAGTTTAGTCCAGCTCCGCTGATTATTCAAGGTTGCCGGTAATGGTGCCGCTGGTAATGAAGCTGCAGCTAACAACCACAAGATCGCCAACAGTGGAACTAATCTCCATGTCGGTGATGATTCCAGCAAAGCTGATTGAATCAGTGCCGCTAGTAGAGCCGGTAGTAAACAGCTCAAAAGTTGCATCTGCAGAATCTGCAGTAGTCAGCACATCCTCAAGAAAACCAGCTTGGCCGGTTGCGTCAGGGTCGTAAACCAGCTCAACCGTACCGGAGCCAGAAATCATGCTGCCGACAAACTTGCGGAAAGTGTCGCCATGCACCGAAGTATCAAGTGTTTCCTTGGTGGTGGTCAAACTCCAGCTGCGAGTGCCAACAATCGCGACATTAGTGGTGCCTGCGGCATCAAACTGAACAGATCCTTGTTCACCGCGAAGAGTAGCCATGGTCAGAGTTCCTCGATAAATTCAAAGGTCACACGGACCTGAGTTTGAAAATAACCCTCGGGTACAGGCGAAGCCAATACTGATGGGCCGTTAGCTGCATCGAAGTAAACCTCCGACACGATGACTCTATTGTAGAGGTCTCTTACGCGCTTAGCTATCACATAGTTGGCGCCAGGACCTTCGCCTTGCGGCGTAAAAATGTTCAGCAAAAGAATCCCGACCACACGGTTTGTTGAATTTGAGGTAAGACCTTGGCTTAGGTATTCGTTTTGCCCGTAGCTAACCAAGCATTGAACCCACGAATCATCAACGGCAGGCGCATAGTCCATGTTGTGAAACACCACCGGCACAGGTGGCGTGTTCTGCAACTCTGCAACTAGCCGTTCTTCAATGACGGCGCGAACAGTGTTTAGGTTTACGGCTGCCATTAGCTCTTGCGCTTGATACGCTCATATTCTGACTGCGCATAGCTCTGCATCTCTTTGGCGATCAGATCAGTCCAACCTGCCTTGGCTTGCGGGCTATAGCCATCAGCCAGTGGCTCCGCATATGGCAAATTGTTGTGAATACTGTAAAAATTGCCTAGCTTTTCATTGCCTGGTCTGTAATTGAGGCCTTTAGGCGGTGCTGGCTGTTTGCGGTAATCACCCTTAGGGATGTTTTCGCTTGAGTTAGTATTCTCGCCAATTGTCCAGTTCATTCGGAACCTACCCGTATCAACTGGGCTCTCTACTTTTAACCGCGAATCAGTCTCCAACACAACTGCACGCAAAAGCTGCTCAACTTGACCTTCCATAAAATCAGCAATCTGATTTAGCTTGATAACTCGTGCCATAACTATGCCCTCAGAAACAGGTTATAAACGATTGCCGTGCCAGCCTGGTCAATCGTGTTGATCTGCACGATCTGATAACGCACGCTGCTGATTTCAACTTGATCGTCAGTGCTTGGCACACTGTCAAGGTCAAGCGCAGCAACCGTAAGCTTTTTGTCAGTAGAACGCACAAGCTCATTTGTCTCAGAGCTACGTACGTCATCCAGTGCGCCTTTGATGCTTGCCGTCGTAGCAGTTGCACGCACCTCACCGGTCTCGGCGTTATAGGTGCCAGGTTTCAGAAAACGAAACGTCACGGCACCGCCAAACTTGCCGATAACCTTTTTAGCAACCTTTCGCAGCGATCCAGCAAGTGCCATTAGATGCGATAAGCAATACAAGCCCCATTCTGAAGCTGAATGCTGGTGAAGTAACCCGTCAAGTGGGCGCCTTGATCCACGCTCACGCCACCAAAGCTGTCATTGATCACGTTTTTGCTGACGATTGCAGTGATCGTGCTGCCTTCGTAAAAGTCAATGTGCATGAACCTTCCCGTATGCACTGCCGTGTCGTTAATGACTTCAGCGCCTAGTGACCAATTGATTGCGCTTGTTCCACCAAAAGATTTAGCCATGGTTAGATCTTGTAAGCGATAGCCGCACCGCCACTGTTTAAAGTAAAGGCAGTAAACACGCCTTGAATTTCAAACCCAGCCGGTAAACCTTCACCAACAAGACTGTTACCAGTCCAGTTTTCTGCTGTGATCGCACTAAAACTTGTATTGTTTTTAAGCACAGTGATTCGATTCCAACGCCCAGTGCGCGCTGTTGTGTCGCTCACAAAATCTGCGCCAATGCTATAAGCAGGGTCAATTACAACGCTGTTGTGAGGCATGATCAGAGCCTATAAGCGATGACAGAGCCGCTGGTCAGCGTGACACTAGTGATCACGCCGCAGATCTCACAATCTGCTTTTAGCACAACAGCGGTTAAAGCGTTGCCTGTAATGTCCTCTGCAACCAGAGTGGCGATCACAGAATCCTCAAGAGCAACAACTTTGCCAAAACGACCTGTATGGGCGGCAGTGTCGCTGATGTACTCAGCGCCGGGATAGTTGTAACCCATAATCAGCTCCGTTTGACGGCGATGTTG